ATACATATTTAATTGCTTGTGGAAAATTATAACTTATTCCTAATAATTTCATTCTTGCTTGGATTAACCAATAAATATTTCCACTACTACTACATGAATAACATTGGAATACAAAACTATCTTTATAAAAATATAATTTAGGTTTATGACTTTCAAAGTTTAAATGATGACAAATTGAAGGAAATATAATATGTTCTTCATTTTCTTTTATTGGATACGCTCCAAAACTAGCCATGATTACTTTAATATCATCTATGTCTAATTTCTCATTAACTTCTGTTACATCTATCATGCATTCTCCTTTCTTATATCAAAACAAAGCCCCTACTACTGATATATCATATTATACCATTGTGGTAAGGACTTGTCAACTCTTTATTAAATTATTTCTGTTATATTGTATAATGGCGGAATATCAAGTAATTTAGTATCATTATAATTCGTTGCAAACATATCAATTATTTTGCCAGTTCCTTTATCTATATTACTCCATACTCTAACATTCTCTCCAAATCTGCCATATCTAGTCTTAAAACAAGAACTCAACATGTTAGGATATATTAATTCTCCAAATTTTGTATTATTTTGTTTATTCCATTTGACAATCATACTCTCTATTTGTTTTAAATCTTTGTCTCTTGGGGTTGTTGCTATAAATCCATTATCTAATTTTGTTTTGACCGCTTTACTTGCATATAAACAACCCTCATCTAAAATTGGTATTGTCTTATAACTATCATTCAATTGCATTGATGTGAATACTGCAACGTTGTATTTTTCAGCAGATAGTTTTAAAGCATTCACAAAATGTAACAATGCGTTTGGCTCTGATACATTAGTTATTCCAAGAACTTTCTTCATATCTGAAATTATATAAGAGTTATTCCATACGTAATCTTGAACAATATATTCATATCCTTTTAAAGATAAAGATTTTATTTCTTGCTCAATATTAGTTGCTGTAAAATTTGGATGATTTATAATTAATAATTCACTTTCTTTCATAATTTCACCAGCTTCTAACAATCTTTCTTTCTCTTCTTTTGTAAATTTACCATCTAGTATTTTATAATATTCTATTCCAGATAACGTTGAAATAATTCTGGGTTGAATTTCATCTTCTGATTTTTGCTCTGAATGAATTAAAACTCCTTTTCCTTTATAATAAGGATTAGGAATAAAACAATTTTCATCTTCGCTCCATAATTTTAAACTACAAGACATTACTAAATTCATAGCACCTATTAATGTTTTACCAAATGAACTTGGAGCACCACATAAAATTAAATGCCCTCTGCACCATCCTCTAAATAAATTGTTTATAATAGGTTGTGCTAATTGAGAGCCAATCCTTGGGTCTTCTTCTCTTCTATCTAAATAGTCAGCCCAACCATCTCCACAATTATGGCTGGTCACATTTTCGTTAATTATATATTTATTGCTAATTCCATTTTGTAATTTACTAAAATGTTCTACTATTTGTGTCATAGAATATTTGCTTAAATTTTTTAACTGACTTTCTTCACTCTTAGTTTCATCATAAAATAAAGAAATATCAAATCCGTCATCTTTATATTCTCTTAAACAACTATTTTTTCTAAACTCATTGTAGTAAAATGAATAATTATCAGAATCTGTTGTATCTTCATTTGTTATATTATCTATATATGTCATAAAATCATTTTCTTTTAATATCTCAGTTGGCTCATCCCACTGTGCAACATACTCTCCTATATCTGCTATAGTTGCACTTTTTACACCCTCTGTGGCTAAGTTTTGCAATGCAATATATATAATTTTATGGAATCTCCTTAAAAATTCCTCCTCGTGTAAAGGGTATTTCGGATTTAAGCATAATTGAGTATCTTTAATTAAAGAACCTAATAATCTATCAACGATACTATTTGGGTAAAGTATAAAATTCATTTTATTGTTTCCTTTCTACCCTACCAACACATAGGAATTTTTTTATATTTTTTCTTTATTATATCTTTATTCTTCTTAGTTTTAACTATAATTGGAGCGATATTCATATCTGAATTTTCAACAACTTCTTTTATTTTTTCTATTTTAAAAAAATGCTCCATTGCTGTTAAATAATAAAATGGAACTAATGACATTACACAAGTTGCTTCATTGTTAAATAAATTAACATGCTCAATATCGTGCATATATTTTAAAGTATATGTTAGCCCACTATCCTTCCAATCTTTATTATCTAATAATATATTTTTAATTCTAGCTGTCTCTAAAGTCCAATTTATAGTTGTTTTATCAATTCCTTGTTCAAGATAATATTCAAGAATTAAATCAGTTAACATTCTTCTATTACTTGGTGGTTTTTTAGGCTTTGTTGTTTTAGCAACTTTTGTGACAATTCTATTTATGTGCCTATCATGACATTCTTTATTACAAAAGAACATTTTTGGTTTAGTTGAGTATGCAATGTCTTTATTTATTTCTGTTTTACAATATCTACATATTACTTTTGACATACAACACTTCCTTTCTCATAAAACCTTATATAAGGTCGATTTAACGTGATTTGAGCCACTTTAAACAATATTAAGTATTAGTTATAACCTTTTATATTTAGTGGCTCAAAATTGGTTAAATAAAGTTTATATTAAATCATAATCCCCTTTTCTTCTGCAAAATCTTTCAATTCTGACAATAAAACTTCAAGTTGTGGATTTTGTTTCTTAGTTGTAGAACTAACTCCAACTCCTTCTCCTAATATTTTATTCACAATGTCAACAACATCTTCTGGGAAGTCTTCGTATAATCCTTTAACAAATGGTTCTAATGCTTCAACTAATTCTTCATGAGTCCATTCTTTACGACTTTCCTTTTTTTGTTTTTCTTTAAAAGTAATTGCCTTTGTCCCATTTGCCTTTTCTTGTTTTTCAACTGCTAATTTAATTGCATTTTGAATATTCTTTGCACTAAATTCTTTGATAACTTTAGGCATATAAGAAAATCTACTTCCAGCTTTATATTCTTTTGTTTCTGCAAAATAAATACTAGACTTAACAACATCTCCGTTTTCATCAACTCCGTTTGCTTTTACATATCCTACAAAGTCAACAGTCTCAACGATTAAATCAATTGTTCTCTTATCCCCTTTAGGACATAATTGTCCGTATTCTTCTCCATTTTCATCTTTAAATTTTTTAATATCTGAATGTGAAATACCATAAATAAAGAATCCAGCATTCATTAGTTTATTCATTTCTCCAAACCATTCGTCTGCATATTCTTGCCATAAACCATATCCATCATTTCCATCTTTTAGTCTATCTACTCCATTTCTAGAGCAAACATACTTTGAGCACCAACGAATTGCAACATCAAAAGTATCAAAGATTAAAGTTGTATACATTTCTCTTGCTGTAATTTTTTTCTTTTTACCACCTACTGTAATTTCTACTTCTTTATTACTTGTAAGCATTCTATTTACTTTTTTAAAATCACTCCAACTAGTTAATGGAGCATAAGGCATTCCGTCAATAGCGTTTGCTCCTTGTTCAAATCTTAAATAATATGGTTTTGGCATTTCTGAGCCTACTGTTGTTTTACCACATTTTACTCCATCTGAATGAATTAACATCATTTTTCCTTCAACCCCTTTTACTACTTCTGTAACTGGTGGGTTAAAAATATCAAATACATCATTTGCCATGTTTTATTTCTCCTTTTATTATCTTTACATAATTAAAGGGGAGAGAATTTCTCCCCTAGTTTCAGCTTCTACTTAAAATGGAGAAGCACTATTTTTTGTTTCTGTTTTCTTTGGTTCTCTGCCAGTTCCAAATGGGTCAGCTTTATTTGCTCCAGCCCCTTTAGTTGATGCAGTTCCGCCATTCTCTGCTTTTTCTTTTCCTTTTTTAACAATATTTGCTAATTTAACTTCTCTTTTTTCTACAGCATCTGAGATTTCTTCTCCAGTGATAAATAATTCATGTTCTTCTTCATATGGGTTACTAGCATTAAACAAAACAAATTCTAAAACTGAAAACCCTCCCGTTTGTTTAGGTTGTCTATCTCCACCAAACACACTATCTACCGCTTGTGTTTTTCTTCCTATTGTTTTTGTTTTAATATCATAATATAAAGTACAACTAGTATTTGGAGTATAGTCACTCTCTACTATTCCAGCATGACTTTCTTCTGCCATTAATGGAATTGGATATGTTTCAGATTTATAGTTGAATGTATAAAAATCAATCTTTAATCTTCCAGTTTCATCTTCTTTAATAATTTCTGGGATTACTTTTCCAACCATACCACTAATTTCGCCCTCGCACACATCTATTTCATCTACGTTATTAGAAGTAACATATCCAGCTTCAATTTTAGGAGTTCCATATGAAATTTTACCAGTTTTTTTAGAATAATATTCATTAGGAATTAATTTACCTTGTTTAATTTCAATTCTAGTTGGTTTAACAACTTCATAATCTACATCTGGAGTTAATTTTAACTCTGGATTTACTTGTTCTGCTAATTTTCTATTTTTAGCAGTTTGCATAATTGCTTCTTTTTGAGTAATATACTCATTAACAATTGTCATAGCTCCTTCAAATTTTTGATTTTCTCCTAATACACCTTCTTTACTAAATGCTTTATTAGGAATACCAAAATCTGCTTGTTTTAATTGTACATCGACTTGATATGTTCCCATAATATTTCCTTCTGAATCTTGTGGAGAACATTCAATTAAAAAACTAGGACTTTTGAAATCTTTGTTTTTAACCACTGTACAAATTTCATTTTTTAAATCTTTTGTTCTGTCCTTAAAATTAAAAAGGTCTTTCTTTACTCCCTCTTCTACTACTAAATTTTTTTCTAACAAAACCCCTCTAATCTTTACTTCATTTTCTGATTGAATTTTCTTTTCTTCTTCCATTTAATTTCTCCTTTTCTATTTTCGATTTTATCTAGTTATCTATAGTATCAACCCATAGGGTGTAATAAAATAAATATATGTAATAATGCCAACATCTCACCGACACTCGTATTCTCTGTCTAACTTTACGTAATTAGCCTATATATTCTTGACTAAATCTTCTTTGGCTCTAATTTGTAGTTCCGAGTATTCTTTGATTTTATCTATACTATCTCCACATTTAATCATTTTTAATACATCTTGAAAGGCTAACATTCGACCATTTACTAAAGATTGAATAATTAGTTTTCTTTCATTTTTTTTAACTGTTTCCATAATATCTTTTTTATGTTTTGACATATCTCTCCTCTCTATCTTCCACAATATGGACATACATAAACTGAACATTCTTCGATGTCGTTATTATCTAATTCCGTATGTACTTCGTTGTAATAAAACAATTCCATTTTGTTTCCACATGTTTTACACCAATGAAAATCTCTACAAAATAAATCTAATTCGTTAATAAAAACTTTACATTTTGTTTTTTCTGCTAATTCAGACAAAGTATCCATATAATCTTTCTCAGTTTCGTCATTATAATATTCATTAAAATAATAATTATTTAATGCTAAAATAATATCGTCTGCATATTCCATATTCCCATCTGCTCTTTGATTGTCAATCAATTCACAATTTTCTAAACATGCTTCTTCTAAGTTCCTACGTACTAACTTATTATTTTCTAACAACTCTTTGTAACTTTTTCTCATTGCATCGCCTCCTTTACTCTCATTTCTGCTACCTTTGCATATCTTTGAACACTTCCTAATCCATGATGTCTTAATGCATCTGCGACTACTTCAATTGGAACACCTTTG